GGATTGACTCCTATTTCTTCCCAAGATAATTCTTTAGAGTCTGGATAAAACGGTCCTGAGTCACCGACCATTTTATGATCTTCAATAATATGACCAACTCGAATAGGAAATGTACGTATGACTACAATGACTTTACCCAAATAACTTGGATGAACTTGTGCATCTGATAGAGCTGATGATACCGTTATTTCTCTGCTAGTACAATGTGGGTATGATAACCCCGAGTTAATAGATAGATCGAACCCCTGTGGTACTTCCATAAGAACTGATTTACCTTGATCCAAATAATTATTAACATCAATTTCTTTTACCATTGAAGACAATAAATCATTGTCTTGAGCTAACCTAGCTGATCTATTAATTTTTCTTGATAAAGCACTTCCTACACCGCTTCTAGTGGAAGCTATTTTTTTAACTGGTCCATCTTTTTCAAAAATAATATCTTGTTTTTCAATAACGGATGCTCTTGGATGAATAGCAATTCTATCTTTAGAAATATCAAACGTTTTTATCTCTTTCATAAGGAACGTGGGATTTATTATGGCACCCGCGCATAGATATATAATGGATTGTTTATTTAATATACCAGAAACTGGTAAATGTTTGGTAATATGTTTCACATCACCTATATAAAAAGTATGACCGGCGTTCATACTGGCATTAGTTATTGCCATATCAATATGATTGTACCAACCTAAGTAGTTTGATACTAACCCTTTGCCCGTTGATCCGAATTGACCATCAATTATTATATTAAGCTTACCTCTTGGAACTAAACATCTTAAATTAGTTATATATTCTGCGTATTTACCGCCTCTTATTTCAACCATATTTTCATAATAAAAAACTCCGAAGGAAAACCTCCGGAGTTTTCACCTCCATAGCTCAATGAGTACCAGTCTGCTATTTTATTTAATCTTCTTTACGAAGGATTTCACCAATGAAGCTGAGAAGCATCGAGGCACACTTTTCACAGTATCCCTTTTCCATTAAAATTTTAAGAGCGGCTTCTCTTCTCTCCTTACGTTTTGGATTAGTACTTGTCGTGTCAGCGATTGAGAGTGATACAACATTTTTCAAATCACCCATCAATTTCTTTTCAATACCTTCTCTCAAAGGATCATAATCTTTGAAAGTGAAGTCCTTACCTCGACTCAAGAAGTCTGATTTATAAACGAAGATTCCATTTCTAAATTCTTTTCTTGACTCCATCGGGACACCGATAAGTTCTTCAATGGCTCTCATAACCTTTTCATCTGGATTATGATATTCATCGGTTACTGAATCTTTAATCTGTTCGTTCTTACAGAAACCTTCAGCATTTGTCATGTATCTATCAAAGAGTTCCTGAGCTTGTTCATCATATGCCCATAAGAAAGCCATGTTGACTTCTTTTTTAGCCCAATCTTTGAACTCGGATGCTACTGACTCTTTGTTACCCGTCAAGAGTTTCATAAAGGTTTCAACATCTTCATCGGCTATACCAATGTGATGGTCGAAGTTATCACGAAGTGCTCTAATCATATCAATCGGGTTGATACACTTCCTTTCTTCTTTTGCACCAAGAGCCAGGTTAAGAGCATTGATAACGAACCTTGGTGAAATACCGAACATACCCTCACCCTGTTCTCTTCCTTCTTCTCTTAACTTCCTAATATCAATATCAGTCTTTTTAAACTCTGTTGGAATTTCTCCATTGTAGAGTTTCATCTTGGTGATTTTATTGGAAACTTTGGTTGACTTAATCAACCTCGAAAGAATTGCAAATTCAGCAGCAACCCTTAAAGTTCCAGGGGCGATGTGGATATCCCTGAAATCAGATTCATTAATCATCTTTTGATAAATCTTAATTTCATCATCCACTCTTAAGTTCCATGGTACAAGTACTTTGTACATCCTGTCATGCAGAGCCTCATTCTTTTTATCGGATTTGAATGAGTCAAATTCTGTTTGGTTGGTATGTGACAGAATCAAAGTGTCAATATACATCTGCGGGAACCCAGGTGCTTTGATAACCTGTTCTTGGGCGGCGGTGATAAGAACATAGTGAAATTTTGTATCGGCTTTCAAAATTTCGATGTATTCGATCATACCACCATTGGCGACTTGAAGTTCACCATCAAACTTATAAGCTCGTGGGTCTGTTTCACCATGGCGGGCCATTTTAGTCATGTCAACACGACCAATAAGTTCGGTAATGTCCTGTGATTTTGGATCACTTGGTTGGAATGTACCGATGCAGTTTCTTCGTTGTTCACTGATTTTAACTGCTTCAACGGGTACTTCATGCCATTGAACGACACCTTCATCATTTGTAAAATGTTCGTCCAATTTCTGCATACAAACGGGACAAAGAGTACCTTCAATTTTAACTCCAAGTCGATCTTCCCAGTATGGTCGATCATCTTCTGAAATTAAGTGAAGAGGCTCTTCGTGAATGGGACAGCCTTTGATTCCAAACTTTGGAGTACAGTCTCGTTCCAATCCCCTTTTGATTAAAGAAGCTATCGTTGATTTACCTGAAGATACAGGACCAACCATGATAAGAATCCTTTTACCAGTTTCGGTTCTCCTTGCGGCGGCTTTCATAAACCTCATAAGGTCATGGACTGGCTCAAGAGTACCGAAGATTTTATCCTTGAAGAAGTTATAATGGACCAGGTCCTCATAACCTCTTGATTTTAACTCTTCTCTTGCCGGTCTGGTTCCAAATTTCATAATCATATTATAAATTCGGCCAGGTGAAAAATTTGCGATTTCTGGTCTTTTTTCGACTTCAGCTAAGTAGTCGATGGCGGTTCCTTCCCATTCTTTGAAACTAGTTCCTTGTTGCTGGTCAAGAATTACTTGCATAAAGTCAGCGTTTTTTTCGAACATAACATTTTTCCTTTCTTTTTGTTTTTTATTATTCGGTGATTTCAATTTCTTTAGTTTCTCCGTTTATTAGCTTCATTATATCTTCTCTATTCGAAACGATAATATTTTGACTTGTTGGAGAACGAAATTTCGATTGCTTGGCTTCCAATTCATCATACTTATATTGTACCATATGCTCGCGAATTTGTAAATACTTCTTATAGTTAATATTGGTAATCAGTTCCTTGCTTGAGTTTGTTACAGTATTGAGAATGTTTCCGGCTACTTCAACCATTCTTGCAGTGAAGTTACCACTTTCTAGTTCTTCTTCTACCCTATCCAATATCCTATTCGCTCGATCAATATTCTCTTTAAGTGCTTCATCCGGGTCTGTTTCTGAAACGAGGGTAAGTCGGTCTACTTCATTTTCTATGCCTTCCATGTCAAAGGCATCCGATAAATTATCTCTACTTAATTCCATGCTTTTAATTCCTCCTGCACGGTATTTATATTATACTATAAAAATAGTATAATGTAAATTTTTGGCATAAAAAAAGGGTGGCAAATAATTTGCCACCCTCTTTATTTATTCAGTCATTATTGTGGAATATTGACTAGGTTGATCTTCTGGTAGTACTCTCTTGCACCGAACATATGGTTGTGAATCGCATAACGACTCATCAAACCTACTGTTGGATGGAAAGAGTTTTCGAATACTGCTTTACTTGCGAGTAGCTGAATGTAAGGTAAATAAATTACACCAGTATCGTATTCACTAGGTCCTTTGTACCCAATGAGATACTGATCTCTGCTTTCAAAAGTATCACGGTAAACTACTAATCTTCCGTCAAGTGAACCAATCCTGGAAACACCAGTTGGTTGGGTTGTTACATCACTTGGAACTGGGGCAATTGTAAAAGCTGCCAATGTTTCAAGAATAGCAACGCCTCTTGGGTTACCTACGATCCAATTACCTGATCCTCTACGTGTGTTGATTGCGATGTCTTGGGTTTTACGGATAATGTTGTGATAAAGCTCACGATAACGCTCCATCTCCCATCTACCTTTTACTCCTTGAGCTGATGCCAAAAAGTCCCAATCTGTGTCATAACCTACGACACCTGTTACGGTAGCGTCGATTGCTGCGATCAATTCACGGTCGATTTCTTGGGTAATTTCGTAAGCTAGAATATCCATCATTTCCTCTTCGAGATCAAGACCATGCATAGCTTTTAAGTCTTGAGCAACTTCAAGGGACCAACGGCTTCTTAGTTTACGGGTTTTTGCTTCGATTTGTACTTTTTCTACGGTCAAGTTGACTTCACGAATGTGTTGTCCTGAACCTACACCAAGTCCAATATCATTTCCTACGCCGACACCAGCTTTAGAACCTAAAGCTTCACCAGCAGAGGTGATATATGAACCAGAGTAAGTGCTGTCGATGGTGTTGTAACCAAGTTCTGTAACGTTGGCAGTATAACTACCAGCGGTTGTACCTGCTCTAAACCTTAGGGCAAAAGCAAGTCCTACAGGACCGGTTAAAGGTTGTACACCAACAAGTTGATGGGCAACTAATTCTGGGAAAGTACGTCTAACCATCGGAACTGCGATTTTGTTAAACATACCTGAAGTTGGCCAATTAGCCAAACCACGACCGTCACCAGTACCAAATGAGTCATTACCCCAAGCAGTTTGCTCCATGAGGTAGTTGTGCTGATTCTCTAACATGATGGCAGTACTTTTCTTTACTTTATCAGATTTAATATCTGAACCCTCACTGAGAACACCTTCCCATTTTTTGACTAGGTCTCTAACGTCCATGTTGTTTTCCTCCTTAATATTTTACTACTTAAATTTTACCTTCTTTCAATATTTGTACATATTGATTTAGGTGTTGTTTGAAGGGGCTATCTTCATTCAGATCATCATCTGTGTTTTTGCCTTCCTTCACGTCTTTCTTGTCTTTCTTGTCTTTATCTTCTTCCTCTTCTTCCTCGTCTTCTTCTTTCTTGTCTTCGTCTTCTTCTTCGTCTTCTTCTTCGTCTTCTTCTTTGTCTTCTTCTTCTTCCTCTTCATCCTTACTGTCGTAAGTTTCGAGAACGATGTCAAACTTGCGGTCAATTTCTGCTCTGTCTTTTATGCCTGAAAGCATTTCAAGAACTCTCTTCTTTTGACCTTCTGTAAGACCGTCACATTTCCTTCTGAGGTAAAGTTCTGCTGCTAACTCTTGTGCATCATTGATGGTTTCAAGTTGTTTAGCAATACTTTCATCAAGGTTACCACGAAGTTTAAGGATTTCTCCTTTAGCTTCTTTCAATAAACCTTTTACTTCCTCGTCAAGCAATCCTTCGTCAACACTTAATCTTACTTTAAATTGTTCGATTAAGTCGTGATACAGCTCGCCTTTCTTTGCAAATTCAAGAACTTTATCTGGAATAGTCATTTCTTCTTCCAAAACTGAGTCGACGAAATTAGAAAACTTGGAAGTAATATCTTCTTTATATTCTTCAAATTTTGTTTCGTAGGACTCTACTAGCTGTTCTTTTGCTTCCTGAAGTTTGCTGCTTGAAAGTTCTTGAGCCTTCACTTCGATAAGTGTTTCAAGTCTTTCCTTTACTTGGCCCTGGCCTTCCTCATTGAGTTTGTTCGCGCCAAGCATTTCAAGAAGTTTATCCATGCTGTTTCCCTCCTATTGTAGTTTTACTTCATCTATATTTATTAATACGTACGTTTAGTTACAGAAACGTACGGTAATATATGTGGTTGTTGTATTTAGATACTCTTTTCAATCTTCTCAATTACTTGCCATACATGTTTCTTAAAGCTTTCTTGAGCTTCTACTAACTGTTCTTGCTCTGTTAGTGGTCTGTCTGGCATTTCTATTTCCCATGTTCTACCTTCGTAGATACCGTTTACCCATGATGGATTATTTGATGGATCAGTTACTAAGTCCCAACAAATAAGATTGTAATCCTCATTGACATATCCATCGTCTCCTACGGTTCCTAAACCTCTTGAACTAATACCCATACTGCCCTCTTTAATAAGAGTCTTTGCTATATTACCCATAGGCGTGTCAAGTACTTTTGCTTTACCATAAATGTCATTTCCTTTCCACTCTAACTGTGTAGTTAAGATAGCAATTTTATCTGGGTTTACTTCTGGGTTCGGTGGGTGTCCTAATTCACCCCATAAAGATTTCTTGGAAATTTTGTCCTGAATTTTTCCAACTTCTCTTTCCAAGATAGACTTTTTATATCTTCTCTTGTTGTTGTTTTCTAGTTCCGCGGAGCTAAAGATACCAACGATGTGCGTACCTTCTGCCTTGGATTCTGATATTTCAAAATCATGGCTAACTTCAGTAATAAGTTTTGCCTTTGTCATCATTTTTTACTCCTCTGCGTCGGCGTCTTCTTCTGGTTTTGCTTCTGGTTCTATATTCACATCAGCATCACCTTTAAGTTCCAACTTAGTTTTTAAATGGTCATTCTTTGCTTTAAGAATTTCCTTTTGTAAAATTTCTTTAGCATCCACAAACTCATCATTTTCAAAATGATCTAAAGCTTTTTTAATTTGTTCATTATCCACTGGCATAACAATTTTCTCCTCCTTTGTATTTATATTGTTTAAAATGTTTTATTACCAATTGCCTTCTCCTTCATCTGCTCTGAATCCTAGCTCTTTGTCCTTTTTCATGCCTTCAACGTTAGCTCTGATTTCGTCATCATCCCATTTCAAGTATCTTTTCATAAGATATGACTTACTCATTTCTTCTCTATCAGCTAATGCAGTATAGTTATCAAAACGAGTACTTAGGAAACTTTGATCCATTTGTTCTTTATATCTTGATGGCGCATTCATTACTACTTTGACTTTTTCTCCAGTCAATCCATATTGTTTCTTAATACCTTTAAAATCCAAATGAAGTAGAAACATATCTGTAAAATCAATACAGAATTTCTTTTGTTGTCTTTCAAGGAATTTACTCCACTTGATTTCATCCCTTGAAATTGTACCGGTATCACCTTGATTGAAAGTAATATCCGCTGATCTACTTTCTTGTGCGGCTTGTACTCGTGAGGCAGGATACTTCAATGCTCGATAGAGCTTTCTTGCGAAGTAGTAAATATCATCAAGCTCTGTAAAACCTGGTGAGAATCCACCGATGGATTCAATTTGACTACCTCTACCTTCAGCGGACTGAGGTAGATAAAAGTTTTCAAGAATGCTCATAATTTCTGGTTCGTTTGTAAGGGTGCCCGAGCGAGGATCGTAAGTCTGCTTTTTGCTCATTTTCTGCTTGATTTTTTCTACGTACTTTAGGGCTTTATCTCTTGGCATATTGCCTGTGTCAATTCTGAAAACGAATCGCTCGGGTGACCTTACAATTCTATATATAATTACTGATGTTTCAAGTAATTTTAACTGGTTAAATGGGACTCTTGCTTTTTCAAGATACCCAAAAATATTGTATTTTGTCGAACCAAAAATACCATAGTTAACAAAACCAATTTGATCCGGTTCGAAAACGATTAGATCATCACCATGTCTTTTCATTGCTTCCTCAACGGTAGCTGGTTTTTTTGGTTTGGGTTTTAAGTACTGCATGTAGAGTATTACTCTAGCACTTAATGGATCATAAATATAATCCATTGTTTCTGATGGGAGGCTTTTGATTCCAATTATTCCATTCTTTGGATGCCTTGTATCTATAATTCTTTCATAGTAACATCTACCATCAACAATGTATTTATAAAAAAGCTCCCATACAAAGTTAGGCATTTCTAGCTTTTCAGTAAAGAGTTTATAAAATTCATTCCTTAAGTTTTTAACAATATTTTCATTCTCTGCTAACTCTTTATCAACTATTTCAAGGTGAAAGACTTTTCCATCGTCATCCTCCTGAGTACATTCATTCACAGCATCCTCAACAACATCAGCTATTTCTGCTTGATATGCCATGTTCCTATACTCAAAAATTCTTTCAACTTCATTTTCAAACTGCCTATTAATATAGGTATTATAAAACATATTAAATGACTGTAGTCCTACATGGCCAATGCCGGGAATATCCATAATGTTTTCCCAACCTTCACCTCTTGTAGCCAAAGTATCTCTTAACTTTGGTTTAGGTTTTTGTTCAAAAGCTCTTATGCCTTCATCGACTCTGTCATCTTCTTGGCCCCACGTTCCGGGGTTATACCATTTTGCCATTCTATTCTCCTTTTACTTAAACATATTTATTTATATTAGTTCATAATATATTCTCCTTTATATTATGAACCAGTTAGTCCCGTCCCATACAAATGTATTTTGTTCATATTGAGTATTCAATACTTTAGTTGCTGCTCCATCAATATTACCTGATAGACCTTGTACTGTTACATTATTACTTAAGTCTATTTTCTTTACTGTTATTGAAGCATCATCAGAATCTTGTAAGCGTACTGTAAATGCACCACTTGAAGCATCAGCCAAAATTACATCTGCATTTGAAGCTGTTGTTCCGATGGTTACTGTACTTACATTTATATGTTCTGCATACTGAGGATGATCGTCATTTTGTAGTCCATCTAAAGTTCCGTGATGTTTGATATTAAAAATATCAACATAAGTGTACTCAAGTCCATCGGCATATAAGTCAAATTTTGTTGTAGATGCTGTATAATCAGTATCATCTACCCAAAAATTAAAAAATCCATATGTATCACTTTGAATTTGTGGTGATGCTGAGATTGCAGTGGTTGAAGTACTGCTTATATATACAATGGCATCTTGGAGTCTACTGGTTCCAGCAACATAGATAT